TACCAATAATTTACTAATGCTCCTCATTTCCTTTGAAAGAATCTTTAGGGAAAGACATAGGACAGCCTAAGAAGCAAGTGAAGAAATTCATTTGCGTTTTTAGGCTTGTTCCTATTAAATCCATTCAATCAATAATCATTTAATTCAATTACATTATGAGAGATTTAGTAATTATGCCAGCTATGGCACAGCGTAAAGAATCATTAAACATGGGTGAATTTGTAGAAGATGCTATTATTGTGGAAGAAACAAGCGCACCCAAGAGAGTGAACCATTTCATTGAAGCCAATACACAGGAGGTAACCTTGCAGCACCTACAACAAGACTGCATCATTCCAAGTTTTGCATCAATGGAAGAAACAATCAGTCATCAGTCCTTTATAGGTGTAGTAGTAGATGCAGCTAAAGATTACTTTCATGGGGAACAGTTTGATATACCAGAGATTAGAATTTCACATCCCATTAATGGAAGAATCCCAAGTGCATTAGGTAAGAAAGCTTCTGAACTGACAGATGAAGAGAAAACTTTATTCTATCAGAGAATGTGCTTCTGCTTTGAAATTCCATCCATTGTACATGATGAATATGGTAATCGTCTGGCTTTATCCATTGGTGGAGTAAGGGCATATAACGAGATTAACCTATATAGTAAGAAATCTGTGGAGAAATTTAAAATTTTCATAGGATTTCGTAATCGTGTGTGCTCAAATTTAATGCTTACAACTGATGGCTTACAGGATAAGATAGAAGTCCTAAACGTACAGGAACTATATGCAGCTGCGTTGAATCTGTTCCATGCCTACAACCCATCTAAAGATTTGCATCTACTAAGAACACTAGGGCAGATGTCAATTTCCACAAGTGAGTTCTGTCAAATAATAGGCAGGATGAGGTTATATCAAGCTCTTACACCCAACCAACAGAAACGCTTACCTCGTCTATTATTAGGAGACAGTCAGATTAATGCGGCTTGCAGAGCATTCGTTTCTGATGTAAATTTCAAGAGTACAGGAGACAGTATTACAGGTTGGCAGTTGCTTAACTTGCTAAATGGTTCAGTGAAGTCAAGTTACATAGATAACTTTTTGGAGAGGAATCTTAACTGTACAGAGTTTGTACAAGGCATCCAACGTGCGAAATTAGGAGATAGTGAATACGCTTGGTTCTTGGGCTGAGTGGATTGTTGATTGATAGAGGAAAGGGCGGCTACTTAGTTGTCCTTTCTTTATTTTTTCCAACTTGTAAAATATCACATATTATGAATATAGATTATACTATAGGTGAAGTGGAGCTGTCCTATAAGCCCAAATTCAAAAGTTTGCATAAAGCAACCTGTTCTGAGGATGTTTACAGATATTTGCTGTCTACATATAGAGAGGGTACAATCTGTTACAAGGAATATTTCAAAGTCCTGTTTCTGAATCAAGCCAATCAAATTTTAGGATATACTCTAATTTCAGAAGGAGGAATCACTGAAACCTGCGCAGATGTCAGAGTAATTCTACAAGCAGCATTACTTACTAATTCAGTAGCCATCATTCTTGCACATAACCATCCAAGCGGTAATCTGAAACCAAGCAAACAGGATATGGAAATTACTAAACAGGTCAAGGATGCAGCCCAACTTATGAGGATAAAAGTTTTAGACCACCTCATACTTACAAATGCAGGATATTACAGCTTCGCTGACGAAGGACAGTTGTAGCGTATCATCTTAAAAAGGACATTCAATTTTTAAGTTGGGTGTCCTTACTTACATAAGTTGAATGTTCGTTCAGTACTTGTAAGCAACTATTAATAATTGTGAATTATGAAGACATACATAGCATATCTAAGGCAATCCACAATGAAACAGCAAATATCGGGTCTTGGTGTGGAAGCACAACGGGAGATTATACACAACTATGTGAAGAACAAGCCCATACTTGCTGAATACATTGAAACGGAGAGTGGGAAGAAATCTAACAGACCTCAACTTCTTGCAGCTTTGGCAATGTGTAGGAAAACCAACTCTATTCTGATTGTAGCCAAACTGGACAGGCTGTCAAGAAATGTGGCATTTACTTCCAAGCTGTTGGAGAGTGATGTGGAAATAGTATTCTGTGACTTTCCACAAGCCAACAGGCTAATTCTGCATATCATCAGTAGCATAGCCGAATATGAAGCAGGGTTAATCAGTCAGAGAACCAAGCAGTCTCTCCAAGCCAAAAAAGCAAGGGGTGTGCAGCTTGGTAAAGCAGAGAATTTGATGAATAAATTTGAACAAGCTATTCAGCATAGTATCGTTACCAACAAGGCTAAAGCGGATAACAATCCAAATAACATGAGAGCGATAGCACTGTTACGATCATTATCAATGCAAGGCAAATCATTATCTGAAATGACTTGTCTGTTGAATGAGCAAGGCTTTGTTACATCTAAGGGATGCAAGTTTCAAATTACACAAGTCAAGAGATTGTTGATTAGAGCAGGGTTGATGTAGTGAAGCCACATTGAAAGGCAGGACAAATTTAGAGCTGGGTCAATCTTATCTACCCAATCCGAATTTGTCCTATCTCTAATTTTAGTCGGAGAAACAAACTTTAGCTTTATAAATCCATGTGGGTAACAAATTCAAAATTTCATTCTTCATAAGGGGAATTATCATTTTGATACCCACCTTAAAAAATGAAGTTTAGGAGTTTGTCATTCTTTATAATTCACGACACGGATAACCGAATATGAAATCTGTTCCAATCTGCTGACACTAACACAGATTTTTAAGTCGGGTATCAATCTGTAAGATTTACTTATTATAGGGGGATTTTTCATTTTGATACTCACATGGATTTATTGGGCTTAGATGCAATTCTGCTTAAATATTCCATTAATACCCCGTTTAGTAACACAATCATCACTATTTATCCCCACATCATATAGACTTGTTTAAAACCTTTCGCTAACTTTGCAACAATTTCAGTGAGTTATAGTGTTAGCAAACTGAAAGGACATAATTAACGAAAGGTGTTATTGAAATTATCTTCTACTGACAAATTCTCGCAAAATTTGAAATGGAGGGAAGATGATAGCAGTAGCACCCACACTTGGATATATACCTACCTTATATATGTAAGGTTTCTATATGCCCTTTGGTGTGGGTCGCTATTGTTTTATCTACTCCAAAGGCTATGCGAGAAGCCTGTCAGTAAAATAAAGCAAATAGTGTTCCCACACCTTTTTATTTATAGCTTGCCGTAGGGAACGGGTGGGCATAATATCATTATCATATTATGAGATACTTGTTTTTTATTTCACTCATCATTGCATTTACCAGTTGTGGTAATTCCAACAAAACTGTCAATAGTGAAGATACTGAAATTATCAATGGCTACAGATACGAAAAAGGAAGTGACGAAGCTTTTACAGGCACAGTTAAATTTAAGAATGGTACAACAAAGGAATATAAGGACGGTAAAGTTATATCAAGAACAATCTACCATGAGAATGGTCAACCTGCATCTACCAAATATAAAGATGAAAATGGGCACTATTACAAGAAAGTCGAATATGACAAGTCTGGCAATAAGATTGATGAGAAACTTTATGAATAAACCTTATATAGTATATAAGAACAATGAAATCTATTAGACTATTGGCGACTTCATTATTGGTTGCCGTATGCGTAGGATTTCACCATTTACACTGTGGTTAAGATAACAGAAGAAAAACTATACCTCAATGTAATGGACATAGTGACATAGTAATTTATAAACGTAAATAACAGCAATTTAGCTACAATGAAAACATTAAGATTTTTAGGAATGAGCTTGTTAATGGTCATGCTGGCTGTAAACTTTACAGCTTGTAGCGATGATGATGAGTCAACTGTTGAGACTTCACAGGATTTAATTGGAAGATGGACTTTAATTTGGACTAAAGGTTGGGAGCTGGACAGTGATGGTTTTAAAGACACATGGGATGAAGCAGATGATGGAGAAGATTTAATTTTTAAGGCAGACGGAACAGGACAAATGGAAACTTCATATGCTGATTATCCATTTAATTGGTCTTTTAAAAATAACAATTTCAAATGGGATTATGACCTTTACGATGGCTGTACCACTAAAATTATTCAATTAGATGCAGAAACATTGGTGTTTGAAATAACTGAATATTATGATGGTGAAATTGAATCACAAGAAATAAATACTTATAAAAGAGTTTCATCAGCAAACTAAATTCTATAAGCAGCATTTGAGGAAACTCTTATGCTGTTTTTGGGTTCGGGTATAAAAACTGAGATTTTTTCTTTATATAGGGAATTGACAAGTTCATACCCACGTGAATTTAACTCACAATTAGTATCTAATGAAACAATCTAATTGCGATGTTCTATTACTCCTGCCAATTCAAATTTAAAAGTGGATATTTCCCCTGAATTGTAACAGGAGATAAGCCATATTAGAGATAGTAAATTTAATGTTAAATCAATGAACCAGTTAAACCAAGAGTTAAACCAAAGGTAAACTAACAGAGAGTTTGTGTAACTACTGACTAAAGGATAAGATTCGCCAGCTCAGCAGGTTGCATTTGAAAGCAGAGCCGTAGGCGAGGCTTTTAAATGCCTTGAGAGCACAACACTTTTAATGTTGGGGTCCTGGGTTCGAGCCCCAGGCGGATCACCAGAAGAAAAGCCAAAAGGCGACAACAAAAAGACAAGTCCTACAAAATCAATATTTTGTAGGACTTTTTTATTACCTTTTGGCTACCCTAACCGCCACGAAAAGGTCACTGACGGACAAAAAATAGTGGCTTATTCGTACCCCTGACAAAATCAAAATTTTATCACATCTGAACGATTGGCTTTACTATGTCAAACTTAAGACCAAGAGCATTAATAATACGAAGGAACAAATTAACACCCGGCTCTACAGTGCCATTCTCTATTTTTGAGATATAAGACTTATTCGTTCCTACTCTTTTGGCCAGTTCACTTTGGGTTATTTTTTCTTGTTTGCGGGCTTCCTGTATAAGTTGCCCTATGCAATAAGAATATGCTTCTTGGCGGAATGCTTCACGCTCAGGAGATCCGACTTCACCATACAATTTATCCAATACGGCATCCATACTATGTACATCAGGATTTGCTTGCATAATACTCTTTTTTTAGATTTAACGCTTTCTCTATTTCATTCTCGGGCGTTTTCTGAGTCCTTTTCTGAAACCCATTAAACAACATGACAATATTACCTTCATCAAATATGAAAAATGCCCGATAAATATTTCCATTATAGCTTGCCCTTAATTCATAAACACCGTCACGAATCAACTTCACAAAATTCTTATTCAACCGTTCTTGAGTTTTCAACATATCAAGTACATAAGCAACTTTCCTTTGTGCTCCAGATTCCAAAGACATAAAGAAGTCTATGAAGTAATTTTTATAATACAATATTTTTCGCTCATCTTTCATATGGCAAAGTTAGCAAAAGTTTCTTCATATAGCAACTTTTGGATCAACGGAAAGTAGTACTGACATTGTCATTTTCCTGGAAGAGAAAAAGGCCCAACTAATTAATAGTTGAGCCTTATAAGTCGGGGTACCAGGATTCGAACCTGGGACCCCCTGCTCCCAAAGCAGTCAGACAATTTATGTAATCAGCTAACTACAAATATCTTACGAATGATCAGTACAATATATAACAATTATTTAAAAGTCGGAAGCTCTTTTCCGGCTATGCCTTAGTGTATTTTTCTTCTTTCGAAGATGTAATTCAATCATCCAATTAGCCCATTCATCCGTCCCGTAAGCCGGAATATTGAACCACTCTTTTTCTGCTAATTCCGGAAGAAGACCGACAATCCGTTCCAACTCATTTCGGAACCTGAAAATATCATCTTCTTTTAATTTTACAGAGTAATGCTTCCTACACTCTTTCAATCCAGGAAAACCTTGAAGCAACTCCATAATTTCAGAAAAATATGAAGAGTTTCCCTTATCTATTTTCAATGTGATCTCAGACATGTGACTTTACTTTTTTGTTGTAATTTGTATTCAAGCAAAGCGTTCTCCTGTTCTAATGCGTTCACTCGACTTTCCGCTTCTTTTAATTGCCTCCGGAGTGAAGCTATTATTTTATCTTTCTCATTCATAAGTTGATTATTATTGAAATAGCACGTCTTGTTCTTGCGATCTATTTACACCAGTTTCATCATCCCATATAAATTTAATCTTATGAGATAAGTTATGACCGACCAATAACATAATACATATATCTACATATCCTTGAGGCTGTAGGCTAGGAATAGGGAACATATCATCTGGAATAAGCAAATGTATACCGTTATCATTATCTAACGTTTTCGATTCAAACTTTATATTCCGGGCTTTAGATTTACCCTTATTATAAATCCTCATTTTCCATACAGGTTTTCCTTTTCCATCTTGAGTTCTATAAACATAAGCCTCAATAAAAGCTTGTCTTTTCTCCAATGTTTCTTCTTTACTTTTTTGGAGCAAATATTCATTTAACTTTGCTTGCTGAGCATTAAGTTGCTCTTGTTGCATATTCAGCCTATTTTGTTGCTGATTTAATCTACAAGTATGGATTATATACATATACAACCCTCCAAAAAATGTAAAGATGGATATAAACAAATTTATATATTCTATACTCCTCATCTAGCGACTTATATATTAAAAAAAAGAATACATGCAAACTATTGAATATCATATCACGAAGTCATTTGATAAAAAAGCAGGAATAATGCACCATATTATTAGTTGTAATGGGAAAACCATATACAATTTAGAATTCAAATATTCTACTAATAATACTCCTTTTTCTCCTGTTGATTATCTTGAAGCTGCACTAAATGGTTCTCAAATAAATATTGTCCCTCAATATCACAACGAACTTAGTAATATTGCTTTTGAACTACATCTATTAAACACATACACTGATAATCCCCCAAAAAGTTTGTCTCTCATATCAAAATTAAAAATCTTATTAAGCAAATTATTATTCAGATACACTTAAACGAAATGCTTTTATTGCGATTATGAATATCTTTATCTTTTACTTATCCCAATCTCTATCCTATTAGATTCCATTTAAACAACTCTAAAGCTGTTGCTATATTACCAGCAATAGAAGTTATAGTATTTATTGTTTCCAATTTTGAAGGCTCTATATCTTTCGATAATTTTAAAAGCTCCAAATTTAGTTTTTCTAAATTTGCTCGAAGAAGTTCTTCCTGAGCAACAAAACCTCCATGATTAAAGAAATCAAAAAGATCTGCAGTTGGGAAAGCCACATAAACACCAGCAGTCCTAAGTTTAAGAGTTTTCAACAAGCCATTATCAACAAACTGTTCCAATATTAATCGAAGTTCATCGTTTGATATTTCATGATTTGGGAATAAACGCTCATAATAAAGAAACATTCCTGGCAGCTTACCAGAAACAATTGCCTCCAAGATTTTATCCTTCACTTTTGGAGTTATCATAGTCATATTTCATTAATACCAATTATTCTATAAATTTTACGTTCACCATTAAAATTCTGCTTTATATAATCATTAATCCAAACCTTTGCATTTATCTTTCTTACTTCGGCATTACTTACCTCATCCGAAAATTCTAATTTATGAGTTTCCCCATCTATTTCAAAGCTCACCACATAATCTTTCATAATATTCAAATTTATAATAAGTTATTATCAATCTTTTTTCAATTTATCTTCTCCGAGGTCTCCAGAACTCAATAACATTGAATATTTGATATACCTCTGCCAAATTAATTACTCGATCCGGATAAATTGGATTTAATGAATGTATTGTTATCGTTCCCTCCTCTACATTATGATCCAATATTCGCTTTATAAGTATGCCATCCTTATGAACGATGACAAAATCCCATTTTCGAATATGCAACTTAGAATCCGCCCATAATTCCCGTTTGATTTCCCGGCACAATAAACGATCTCCTTCTAAATAGCTCTCCTCTGTTCCATCATTCATACTATCTCCTCTAACTTCGAAAGCGATATAATGACCATGAGCTTCATGGTCAACAATAAATGGTATAGTAGGTAAAGATTCTATATATTCCACATCTGAGTACCCAGATAAATATCCGGCATAAGCATATTGATTTACAAGAGGTACATTAATAATGCAATTTGAAGATAAAGGAATAGCTTCGTTATCCTTTTTCAACATATCACCTTTTTCCTCTAATATCCAATAAGGATTTAAAACAGAAGACAATTCACAAAGCCTATCTACAAATCCTCCGGGTAATGGAACTTTACCATTTATTACTTGAGAAAAAGAAGATTCATTCTTATACCCAAGTAACTTACCTACTTCTTTTTGATTTGCCGCAATACCATTTCCAACCAACCACTTTACAGCAAGTTTAATTCGTTGATAAACATCCATATATAAAAAACTTTATATACATAATGCAAATTTCTTTATATTTTCTTTGTTCGCAATATAAAGTTCTTTATATTTGCACTTGTAATTAATTCTATATTCAAAGATAAGGAAAAAGGATATATAAAATAATGTAAGGAGGTAAAAATGGAAAAATTAGTCCTACAAAGTCATAAAGCCGATAATCTTTCTTTCCGGGAAATTTATGACAGCATGGATAGAAGGGCTTTCGTAAAACGGATCGCGACCGTTACGAAGCGCTCCGAATCAGCAGTCTATAATTGGATATCGGGAAAGTACAAGCCGGATGCTTTGGCCCAAGAAAAAATAGAAGAAGAATTAGGTATTACAGCTTCTATTCTTTTTCCAGATGAAGAGGAGGTGAAATTATGCGCGCAATAGAATTTTATACTACACCAGAAGGTGAAGTTACGATTAAGGAACAAGATCAAGGTGAACGAACTCTAAAAGAATCTGATACAGAATTCATTCAACGATTTCTTGAAGTTCTTGAAGAATTCTATCCGGAAGCATATACCACATTAAGAAACTACTATGCTAAGTATAACGGAAATAAGCGATATCGGGATTTCTTAGCAGTTCGAAGATTCATAAAATGTAATTTCGGACTATATGATAACATGATAGATATCGATGAAAATTGGAACTTCAGATTTGAGTTTGTTGGCTGTCCTCTCCGGGGAGAATGTAAAGGATTTAATGTTATATGTAATCCAAAATTCAATAGTGCGTTAAGTGACAGCCAGTTGCGAGTAATGGAATTATGTTACCGAGGTAAAAAAGATGAAGAGATTGCAGAAATGCTCTTTATATCAACCCATACGGTAAGGAATCATCGGAAGAATAGTTTCCGGAAACTCTCTATACACTCCATGTCGGAGTTTATGCGATACGCAAATGATAAAAATCTTTTCAAAAGCGAATAATTAATAACTAAGCAAGGCATTCCCAGGTAAGGCGTTACAGGGTGTTTACACAAAAAATCCGACTCGAAATCTCTACATCCCAAAGTATTAATCGTAAACGGCATTGCTTAATGGAAGAAATAAACTTACAAAAAATAGTAACCGCCAGTATCAAAATAGGTACAATTGCGACACTGAAAGGTTTAGGCCTCCTTTCCGAAATAGTGATGGCCGCTGATGCTGAACGGGAATATTCAAAGAAACTGGTAAAAGAATGGAGGGAAAAAGGCTGGATCACCGGCTACCCAACAGGAAACTCTCAACGCGGGAAGTATTACTTCAAACGCTCAGAATTAGAAACCGCAAGCGCAATGGACGATATCGGCAACGCACTTCCGGCCAATAAGATTTTCAAAAACTTATTCTGATAACAAATATGAAAGATTTGAAACTCGGGAAATTCCTGAGGTGTGGATTGTACACCCTATTTGGAACGTTCTCAATCATCGGATTTATAGCTATTTGTCTGGGATATTATCTACATATCATAACGACATTAGGCTGTATAACGATGGCGAGCACAATCAAAAAACATTGGTAACTAACATTTTAAACGATAAAATCATGGCAAGTCAAGTACAATTAAAAGTTGCTGAGATCAATCAGCTCAATCCGATAATGATAGCGGATGATTCAAGAGTAGAACAAAAATTTATCCAAATGTACAATGCAATATGGGGTACTGACATGGGGGCTCAAATCTACGAGAAAGAGAAATTCAACTTCCGGAAAATTTTGCAAGACAACCCTGTGTTACAACAATGTTCGAAACTATCCCTATATGGTTGCTTCCTGGATATTGCTGTCAACGGACTATCTTTGGACCCAACTGGTCGTCCTCATTGTTATATCCTACCCCGAAACACAAAAACAGGATACAAGGATCAGAAAGGGAATGATATATACGAACAACGAGCCTATCTATCCATCACCGGTTATGGAGAACTAGTAATGCGCCAACGTGCTGGACAAGTTCGTTACGTTGATAATCCAGTCGTATGTTACGAAGGAGACACCTTCTCCCCCGGATTAATTGAAGGTAAAAAGACAATCACTTATCAAGCAGCTTGCCCCAGAAAATCAAATCGGGTAATTGGTGGTTTTATCCGCATAGTACGGGCTGACGGAACCATCGACTGGAGTTGGATGATGGAAGGCGATATAAAACGGCTGGAATCCTATAGCTTAAAAAATAATTTACGCTGGAATCCACAAACAAGGCAAAAAGAAGGGAAAGCAAATTCGCTTTATTCGTCATGTGAAGGAGGAATAGATCCCGGATTCTTGGAAATATTCTTAACCTTCTTTAAAATATACACTTAAATATTTTATAATCAATATGTTATAAGAAAGGTGATTTTAATGAAGAAACAAATAAGGAACAAAAATAGGAATTAAAGTGATTTCTCATTTTTCTATTTGCACTCTGTTTCTTTCTTTTCGTTTGTTTGCTTTCAGAGTGCATTCCGAGCAATTTTATCTGCTCTCATCATTCGAAGAATTTGCTCCTAACTTTAACTAACAAATTATTTGCAGCTCATAAAGAGAATACAAATTATTATCTCTTGAAGTTGTATTGCTTGTAGCAAAGATAATCTTTTTTGTACAGGCAGCCAAAAATGCCTGCCTATATTTAGTTTAATTTAGTTTAGCATATATAAGGCTAACAAACTAAACCAAACTGGATTTTCATGTTACTTTTGTGATTTTCCCATTCTACCCATACAGCCAAAAGAGAAGATAAGCTCTTGCCTCTTTTCTCTTTTCGCTGCGATACTCTTTTACTTCATAGACACCTTTTACACACATCCGTACCGAGTAAACTCCCACATGCTCGCATATCAACTTTCGGTCTGCCTGATGGGAATTGTGTCGCAAAGGTATTTGCCATGTCTTTATTGTATGCAAGGTTGTAACCTGAAGGTTCACTATAAAATCTCCACGCTCCGCTTCGCAGAGGTAGTATTTTGTAGTGAAACCCTGCATACATAGCCATGCCACCTGTTGAAGCGACATAATTTCAATCAAGCCCGAAAGTAAGTGAAATGCTACAGGAGGGAAAGTAACAAACTTAAAACTTAGTATTTATGGCAAATTATGCAACCAACATTTTCCACGCAAGAACGGAAAATAAAACAGACCTCGACAAAATAGAGGATTTCTTGGATGACACTTTCAGCGAATTTACCAATCGATATGGTGATAGTGTAGATGCAGAATTTTCCTCTCGTTGGGTGTACCCAGAAGAAGAAATCAAAAAAATGGTAGAATCGTTGGAGGACAAAGATAAAGTCTATATCAAGATTCTAACCTATGAATTTGAAGACGAGTACGTGAGCTTTAGAATATTCTCTCAGGGAGAATGGAAGGTCAAATTAGTAACTGAATGAGTAAGAAGAAGATAAAGTAAAATTATGGTCTATCCTACACTTTGCTTATTCTATAAGAGACACACGGATAGAACGATTGTTGGTGATTTCGACAACAAAATCACTGTTCGCTTCATCTGTGGCAAAGAGAGATTATTAAATACTGTGACAAAGTAATTTTTATATTTTTATAACATAGAAACCATGACACAGATAGCAATGAAATTCGTCCAATGGGATGTGCCCGAATTGGAAAAACTGAAAGATAGCAAGGTTTACAAATTACGGGAACGTCTTGATAATGGCGACAAGTTGAGTCGGGAAGAAAAAAACTGGCTCACCCGCAATGTGAAAGAGTGCTGCCATTTCAAAAGAGGTATCGCTTTAATGGGCTACCGTTTTGACTTCTCCGATGTTCTCAAACGGTATTTCGTGAAACAACACGGACATATTGCCGAATATTATGCCATTGACAAAACCGCACTACGTTCTGTCCTATATGGTCGAATTGAAGATATAATCGAAATACAATAAAAATCAAAAGAAGCATGAAAGTAACAATTGAACACAGCTTTTTCCCCTATTGTGACGAGGTAACTGAACTTTATTTCCGAATCATTAACACGATTCTTTTTTCTGGCAATGAGGCGGAATTGCGTGAAAGCATGAGACAGTTGGAGAAAAAAACTCCACTTGATGAGTACTTCACATACGGTTACGGTGCACGACACCTTTGGGTTTGCCAGCGACGTCCCAGCGACAAAAAACAAATATTCGAGCATCGTATTATGATGGTTGAATTTCAATGATACCTTGGACAAATATCATCGACTGGCTGGAATGGAATCACCCATTTCAGTCTTACTTCCATTTTCCTTTTATAACTTTTTCTTTTGGCTGCGCCACTCCCTTTTGTAGAAACTGGCCATTCGCGCAAAGCGAATTGGAAACCACTTTGTGAAAAGTCTGGTTCTCCCTGCCGTTTTTCCTTCCAGTTCCATTTTTTTTCGATGCGGATATCACTATCCTCCAAGGATGGGCTGCCTACGCTTCTGTCCACTCTTGGCTGACACATTTCTTATGCAGTGACCTTTTTTCTGATTGGACGGTATCCTGTTTGTTACAGTCTCAATTCAAGCCAGGCATGTCTCGTTTTGCTATTCTTCACTGACTTTCGGACGGATGTCTCGCCTTTGTGCCGACATTTGGATTTACTCTTTTTCCTTATCATTACCGGTTTACTTGTTTCCCATTTTCCATAATCGCTTTTTATCGAAGCAATCATCATTTTTCCTCTGCAAAGATAGTA